ACGCCGAAGCCTACCGCGCCGGTCAGGCCGCATCCGCTGAGCGGATTAAGGCGCTGGAGGAGGCGCTGGCGAAGGCCGACGAACCTCAGTGGTTCTATGCCGACGACGAAGGATCGCCCTTCGACTCCGTGCATGAGGCCGTCGAGTGGATCTTGGACGAGTTCGGCCCCGACGATGATTTCCCGAACGGCAAGGGCGTTCGGCGCATCGACACGATGCGCGACTGCGCACCCATCTTCGCCGCCGTCCGCTGTCGCAGGATCACCGAAGCCGAACGCGCGGGTGGTCGGAAGGGCGACTTTGTGTTCGATGTGACGGAGTGCGCCACGGAAGCCGAAGCCGAGGCCCTGCTCAAGGAGGCTGACCGGTGAGTGACGATGAACGCATCAAGGCGCTGGAGCTAATGGGTGTGCTGTCCGAGTTTTTCAATCGCCCTGAGTTAAGCGGGGTGCGGTGGAAGGAACCGGAGCGCGTTACCCACCTCATCCGTCGCGCTGGCTTTCTCGCCGGGTTTCTTGCCGGGGAGGCTGCACAATGACTGAACCCGACGAGGCCCTGCTGTGGGCAATAGAGTCTTGGGGCGCGGACAAGGCGCGCCGGGATGCTCTATCGGAGACAGAGATAGGGGCAGGCGTGGCCCGAGCGGACGCCTTGCTTCCCGACCACGACGGGATGGATCAAGTCGTCGTCCTGAACCGCGCGTTTGCCTACCGCGCCGGACAGGCCGCATCCGCAGAGAGGATCAAGGCGCTGGAGGAGGAGTTGGCCCGCCTGAAAGAGCTAGCGCTACCGCCGCCAGCACCCGCAACAACACCCGGCCCATGGAGGGCTGACCAGTGACTGACTGGAAACAACACGACGGCGGCCCGCAGCCGGTTGCGGATGATGTGTGGGTGGAGAGGCCGAACTCCAGTCGGAGGATAGGCCCTGCGCATTGGTTCGATTGGACTGTGAAAGGCCAATACCACGTCCTCAACCAGCCCCTGATCGACGCCGACCGACTTGAGGGCATCCGGCTAGGGCTGGAGGCTGCTGCGCGGGAGGCCGTTGATTGGGCTGTCATGCCCGCCAACTTTGACGGCGCCATCCGCGCCCTCGACCCCGAGACCATCGCCCGCGAGGCCGTCCTAGATAAGCTGGCGGGCGAGGCACAGGAGCAGGGTATGGGCTATGAGTGACACGCTGGTGACGCTGGTTGTCGTGTTCGGCATCTTGTTTACGGTGGCGAGCATAGCCGTTGTGGCCCTGCTCTGGGCGGTGTTTTACCTGAACGACGTGATCCGCGACCTGCGCTTTGAACTTGAAGTCGCGCAGGACGAATGTGGTTCGCTGACACGGTGGATCGACACGCTGGAGGTTAGGCTTGAGGAGGATGACCAGTGAGTGACTTCGCTAAAGACTTTATTTCGCTGGAAGATGGGTATTACTACTACTGGCCCCATTCCGGGAAGGGTGCCTTCAGCGCCGACAACTTGAGAGCCATCGCAGACGAACTAGATCGAAAAAACAAGCCTTGGGACGATCAGGTGCAAGCATACTTTAATGAGGCCGACCAATGAACTTCCGACGCCCTACAGCCTCAGACCTACCAGTCCGCTTTATCGGACACGTTATGCCCAGTCATCCAGCCCGGCCTGTTACAGACTGGATGGAGGCCACCCGGCCACGGATGGGTGCGACGCAGCGGGCCTATTGCTGGCCGAACCTGACGAGGAAGGACGCGAGATGACTGCTCAAACGGCTGCGCTGTTCTTGATGACCGCGGTCGGGGTCGTCAGCCTAGCTTGGTTGACCGACGACTGGCGAACCACACCCACCCGGCAGCGTATCGCTATCGCCACATGGCTGGCCTTCTGGCTTGGCCCGCCGCTGTATTTCATCTGGACCAAGGGCGTGATGGGATGAGGTACCTGTCCTTGTTCAGCGGCATTGAGGCCGCGAGCGTGGCGGCGGGCAACAACCTGACAGGCCAGCGCATCGGCAGGTTGGTCGTGCAGCGCGTCGACGGGCGGACGGAAGACAAGCACCTCGCTTGGCTCTGCCAGTGTGACTGCGGTCGGACCAAGCGCGTTGCATCCAACAGCCTTCGGCGCCGGAACCCGGTTCAGTCGTGCGGGTGCATGAACCGCGACACCGCGCAGCGTAAGCGCCGCACTGGCGGTCCATGGAATGAAGGCAAGAGTTACGTCATCGACGGCGGGGAGCACTGCTACCGAACCCGGCACGGGTGGGCCAGAGCGGCGATCAAGCACTATGGCAACCGGTGTGAGCGTTGCGGATGGGACGCCGCTAGGTGTGATGTCCACCACCGAGAGCCGAAGGCCGGCGGCGGGACGCACACTCTGTCGAACGCGATTGTCCTGTGCCCGAACTGTCACCGGGTAGAGCATGAGAAAGGCCGCTTGACATGATGACCGGCGAAGAGTTGCGGGACGCCCGCGAAGACCTTAATCTCACCCGCCAAGAGTTGGCTGACATCCTGCGCTTCGGCGCGAACGGCGAAAGGCGGATCCGGCGCATGGAGCGAGGCGAGATCGAGGTTTCAGGCCCGGTGTCGGTCGTCATTGACGCCCTGCTGGACGGCTGGTCGCCCGAGGACGGCTGGCAGTCGGATGACGGCTGACGAGGTGGTTGCGCGGCTCACCGGCGGGGCGGCCTACCTGAGCCTCACCCATGGCGTCCTGATGATGGCTAATGGGCAGCGCATCCCGCTCGTGCGCATGTACGACAAGGACGGGGATCCTACGGTGCACGCCGACGAGGCCGTCACCTTCCTGCTGAACGGCCCGGACTGCGGCGCTCCGAGCGGCTACGTCCTGCTGCCGTGCGACATGTTCGACCTGCTGGGGACACTGCATTGACGTTCACCCGCGAGCAACTGATGGCCCTGCCCAAGGAGGACCTGCTGTTCCTCGACTGGCAGGCCCGCTGGCGCGCGACGGCCCGACCGGACCAGATGCTGCCCGAGACGGGGTGGTCGCAGATCGGCGTGCAGGCCGGGCGCGGGTACGGAAAGCAGCTTTGCAAGGAGACGCCGATCCCGACGCCCTCCGGCTGGCGGCGACTCGGCGACCTGGAGGTCGGCGACGAGGTCTTTGACGAGACCGGCGCCCCGTGCCGCATCGTTGCCACCTACGAGCAGCCCGTCACTCGCGCCTACCGCCTGACTTTCAGCGACGGGGCGACGATCACGGCCTGCGAGGACCACCTGTGGGTCACTTGGACTCACCGCGAGCGCAAGCAGTTCATCCGCCACCACCCCGAAGCCGACGATTTCCCTGAAAACTGGCCGGCGCACACTCAGCCCCTGTGGGATTCCCGCGGCAACGTCGTCGGGGCCATCGGACCCGAGGTGCGCACCACCGCCGAGATCGTTGACACGCTGGTTTTCGGCACGCGCGGCGACACGAACCACTGCATCCCGACCTGCCACCCCCTGCAATACCCCAAAAAGGCCCTGCCAATCGACCCGTGGGCGCTCGGCTACTGGCTTGGCAACGGTGCGACCGTAGGCCCCGGCATCAGCACCCACCAAGACGACACAGACCTCGTCGTGGCGCGCTACGAGGCCCTTGGCTACAGTGTGACGCGCTATGCCAACGGCAGAGACGGCTACGTCAAGGGCCTTTTGGGGCCGCTCAGGGCCGTTGGCGTGATCCGCGACAAGCATGTGCCCCGAGACTACCTGCAAGGCTCTGTGGAGCAGCGCGAAGCCCTTTTGGCGGGCCTGCTGGACAGCGACGGGCACTGCTCGCTGTCGGCGGGCCACATCGAGTTCTGCTCGACCCTGCGCTGCCTTGCCGATGCGGTGGTTGAGTTGGCGCGTTCCCTCGGCCAGAAGCCCGTTTTGCTGGAGGACCGGGCGCGGCTCAACGGCAAGGACTGCGGCCCGCGTTACCGGGTCAAGTGGCGCAGCACCTACCAGCCGTTCTCGCTGCCCCGCAAGGCTGCGGCGTGGCGCACGCCCGGCGCTCAGGCCCTGCGCAACCGGCACCGCATGATCGTCGCCGCCGAGGAGGTGGCGCCGGTGCCCATGCGCTGCCTGACGGTCGACAGCCCGAACAGCATGTTCCTGTGCGGCGAGGCGATGATCCCGACGCACAACACCCGCGTCGGCGCCGAGTGGCTCGGGCAGAAAGCCTACCGGGACACCAACAAGTTCCCGTTCCGGGTCATCGCCCCGACGCTCAACGACGTGCGGTTTACCTGCTTTGAGGGCCAATCCGGCCTGCTTTCAGTCATCCCGCCCGAACTCGTCGCCGACTACAACAAGACCAATCTGCTGATCACCCTGATCAACGGCGCCACGATCCGCGGCTTCGGCACCGAGGAGCCCGAGCGACTGCGGGGGCCAAACAGCGCCGGCGACTGGGGCGACGAGGTCGCGGCGTGGATCCGCGATCAAGAGGCGTGGGACCAGGCCGCGTTTGGTCGACGTCTTGGTGTCAATCCGCAGGTCGTCTGGACCTCGACGCCCAAGCCCAAGACCCTGATCCGCAACCTAACCGAGCCCAAGGCCGGACGCATCATCATTCGGGGCTCGACCTACGATAACCGCGAGAACCTCGCAGAGTCGTTCTACGACGAGTTGAAGAAGTACGAGGGCACCAAACTTGGCCGGCAGGAACTGGAAGGCGAACTGATCGACGCCGAGGAGGGCGGCATCATCGCTCGCTCGTGGTTCAAGTTGTGGCCGGCCAGCAAGCCCTTGCCCAAGTTCGAGTGGATCATCATGTCCCTTGACACGGCCTTCACCGAGCGCACCCTCGACAAGCGCACCCACGACCCTGACCCGTCGGCCTGCGCCGTGTTCGGCATCTTCTGGCACGAGGACGTGATGAACGTGCTGGTCCTCGACTGCTGGAGCGACCACCTCGGGATGCCAGACCTCATCACCCGGGTGAAGCGCGAGTTGAACGTGGCCTACGGCGACGACGAGGACACCTCGCTCATCAAGCCGATGTTCGGCCCCCCCAAACCCATGACCAGCGGTCGCAAACCCGATCTGCTCGTCATCGAGGACAAGGGCAGCGGCATCAGCCTGCGCCAGTCGCTGTCAAAGGAAGGCATACACGCCTACCCCTACAACCCCGGTCGCGCCGACAAGCTGGCCCGCCTGCACATGGTAAGCCACCTGTTCGCCCGTGGTTATTTTTGGCTACCCGAAAGCGAAAAGCGGCCCGGCAAGCCGCGCACTTGGACCGAGCCCGCGCTGGACCAACTCTGCTCATTCCGGGGCGGCGGGTCCATCAAGCACGACGACTTCGTTGACGTTTTCAGTCAGGCCGCGCGCGTAATCATGGACAAGGGCCTGCTTTCCGGTGTAAAGCGAGAAAGCAAGTCCGTCCGCGAGGCCCCGGCCCCGCCGAAAACTCGCGTGAACCCCTACGCTATCTGAGGCCCGCATGGATCCCGAAGACGATCAGCCGGAAGAGAGCGAGGTTTACGAACTGGAGGACGAGGAGACCGACGTCGTCGACACGGAGGACGGTGGCGCTATCGTCACGCTGGACGAGGATGACAGCGACGAGCCGTCCGCGGATTTCCTCCAGAACCTGGCCGAGACGCTGCCAGACACCGAACTCAAGACGCTGGCCAGCCAAATCCTTGAGTTCGTGGAGCGCGACCGGGAGGCCCGGTCCAAGCGCGACGAGCAGTATGAGGAAGGCATCCGGCGCACGGGCCTCGGGGACGACGCTCCCGGCGGTGCGGGCTTCCAAGGGGCCAGCCGCGTGGTCCACCCGCTTCTGACCGAGGCGTGTGTCGACTTCTCGTCCCGCGCCATCAAGGAGTTGTTCCCGGCGAACGGGCCGGTCAAGGACTTCATCCCCGGCAAGGTCACTCGCGACAAGATCGCCAAGGCGCGTCGCAAGACGGCCTACATGAACTGGCAGTTGACGAAGCAGGCGCCGGAGTTCCGCTCGGAACTGGAGCAGCTTCTCACTCAGGTGCCGCTGGGCGGGGCGCAATACCTCAAGGTCGGCTGGAAAGAGGCGAAGAACCGCCCCAGCTTCCTGTTCGTCGCCATCGACGAGATGCTCATCCCCTTCGCGGCGACTAACTTCTACACGGCGCAGCGCAAGACCCACGTCCAGTACCTGACGCAACTGGACTACGACCAGCGCGTCGCCTCCGGCATGTATCGCGACGTGGACCTGGTTCCGGTGGGCATGGACCCTGACCGCACCAAGGCGGACGTCGCCAACGACAAGGTCGAGGGTCGCGAGGAGACCGCCTACAACGAGGACGGCCTGCGCACGGTCTTCGAGGTCCACACCACCGTCGACATCGAGGACGACCGCACGGACGGGCCGGCGCCCTACATCATCACGATAGACAAGTCGACGTCCTGCGTCCTGAGCATCTATCGCAACTGGGACGAGGACGACGAGACCGAGGAAGAACTCCAGTGGTTTGTGGAGTTCCCCTTCGTGCCGTGGCGGGGCGCCTACCCCATCGGCATCACGCACATGATCGGCGGCCTGTCCGCCGCGGCTACGGGCGCTTTGCGGGCGCTCCTAGACTCGGCGCACATCAGCAACAGCCAGACCATGCTGCAACTCAAGGGCGCGGGCATCGGTGGCCAGACCATCGACATCCAGCCCACGCAAGTGGCGCAGATCGAGGGCGGCATCGGCGCGGACGACATCCGCAAGGTGGCCATGCCGCTGCCGTTCAACCAGCCCTCCGCCGTGCTGTTCCAACTGCTCGGCTTCTTGGTGGAGTCGGGCAAGGGCGTCGTGCGCACCACCATGGACGACGTGTCCGATGGCAACGCAAACGTGCCCGTCGGCACCACCATGGCGAAGATCGAGCAGGGGATGGTGGTGTTCAGCGCCATCCACATGCGGCTTCACAACGCCATGGGCCGGTTGCTGGACATCCTGCATCGCCTCAACGGCATGTATCTCGACGACGATGCGCAGGAGGATGAACTCGGCGAGGAGATCGCGACCCGGGCTGACTTCGCCGGGCCGATGGACGTCATCCCCGTCAGCGACCCCAACATCTTCTCTGAGACCCAGCGCATCGCGCAAATCCAGACCATCGCCCAGCGGGCGGCGGTCCAGCCGAACCTCTACAACGCCCGCAAGGTGGAGGAGCGGATCCTTGAGACGCTGAAGGTCCCCAACGCCTCTGACCTGCTGGTGCCGCCCGTCGAGCCCAAGGAGCAGAACGCGGTGGCCGAGAACGTGGCCATGACCATGGGCCGGCCCGTCATCGCCTTCCCGCAGCAGGACCACATCGCCCACTTGGAGGCGCACCTCGGCTACATGCTGAACCCGGTGCTTGGCGCCAACCGGCTGATCGCCCCGCAGTTCCTGCCCGGTGTGCTGAACCACATCAAGGAGCACATGGCTCTGTGGTATGCCCAGCAGGTCTACGAGTTGAGCAATCAGGCGACCGGCATGGACATGGGCGACGCCGTGCGCGAGAACAAGAGCGTGGCGGACAAGCAGTCCTTCGACCGGATGCTGGCGCAAGCGTCGAACACCGTGTCGCAGCGCGCCGCCGAGGCGTTCGGCGACATGCCGCCGGTCATCGAGCAGGCCGTGCAGATGCTCCAGTCCATGTCGCCGCAAGCCCCGCAGGACCCCGCTGTCCAAGCCGCCATGGCCGAGACCGAGCGTCGGGCGGCTGCGGATCAGGCCAAGGCGCAATACGACGCCCAGCGCCTCCAGATCGAGCAGCAGGACAATCAGGTCGACGCGCAGATGCAGCAGGCCAAGCTGGAGGCTGAGATGCAGGCCGACCAGATGCAGCAGCAGGCCGAGGACCAGAGGTCTGCTATGGAGATGCAGGCTCGCGTCGCCATGAACGACGCCGACAACCAGACGGCCATGTTGCTCGCCCAGATGGGCGGCGACGAGCCGGCGGTGAACCCGAACCCCAACCCCCAGCCCTAGAGGACACCCCCCTGATGGCCAAGCCGACTGACAAGACCAAGGGGCCGGTCCCCCAGCACCACATGCTGGCGACGACCGGCAAGCCGCGCCCTGACAACGCGCGCAAGGGGCCGCTGCCGCCCAAATGAATCCCGACACGCTGATCAGGAGGCTGAAGGAGGCGCAAGCCGAACTCGCCCGGGGCCTCCTGATTACGCCTTCTGGGCGGGACGCCTTCGAGTATGGCCGAGCCGTCGGTCTCTATGAGGGATACGAGAGAACCTGGAACCTGATCGCGAACCTTTTTGAGGAATCGGAACGCGGCAAGTTCGACATCTAAGGAGCACACATGCAAAGCCTTGCAAACAAGATTACCTTTGACTACGGCACCGTGGACGAGGCGTTTCCGCCTTGCGACCCGCAGTTTGAACCGGGCGGCTCGCGGATTCTGGTGCAGTTTCGCACCCCGAAGAGGAAGACCAAGGGCGGCATCATCCTGACTGCCGACACCCGCGAGACCGAGCACTATAACACTCAGGTGGCCAAGGTTCTCG